GAAAGCAATTTTTGATGCTAAATCTCGAAACTTTTTAGACGTTTTATTTTCACCTTCAATATATCTTGAGGCACTATAAGCATCCAGAGCTTTATATAACATTTCTACTTCGTCAGGATTAACAGGTAAAGTAATCGAAATTTCTTCATGTTCTTTAATTAATAATAATTTAGCAGAGAGATAGACACAAGCATCAAGTAACTCTTCTATACTCTCTTTAATCCAATCTCTGCCATCATCAGGTTTAAGCTCTTCTCCATATTTCTGAGCTCCGCCTTCAAGCCTGGTCTTGATTAAATCAATGATTTTTTGATTTGGAATCATTTTCTTTTTTCTCCTTGTTCATTTTATTGTCCTTTCTCGTTAGTTAATGTGACTTGAGTTTCAGAATCTGTGTGAACTTGTCCTCGAGTGTGTAGTAATCGGAGCCAAACAGTATGGCCGTATCATCGCCATATTCGCTCTTTTCCTCGCTTGGTAGAGTAACTCCCTTATCACGAAGAAAGTTTTCCAGAACGTCCAATAGCTCATTTGCTATATGGCGTTCGCTAGACATTCCATTTTCATTACTGGTGTCGATACTCATAGTCTTTTTGCCATAATTTTAGTGTTAAGTCCTTGATTCGTTTTTCGCCTTTTGTTCTGCTGTTATTTGGCGGTATTGAATCCCATGTGACTTCTCGCGGTACAAGATAAGCGGGAGTATCCGAATATGAAATTTCCCATCTATAAACTTGATAATCTCCTATCTTTGGTATAACCATTTTTCCGTGATAATGTACTGAAACTTCAGCATTTTTGTCGATTGAAATATTCATTGACATCAGTATCTTCCTCCTTTTGCTAGTTTTCGTAAAAGATAATCTTTGACTTCCATAGATTGCTTTGAAATCCATTTTACAATCTTTAAGAAGTCCTCTTCTTTTAGAGGTCCTTTTCTACTATTACAACTTCTACAAATTAGCTGTAGATTTTCTTTAGTAGAGTCTCCTCCTTTGGATAAAGGAACGATATGGTCACAGACTATAGTATTGATTCTCAGAACTTTATCGCAATAGCGACATTCTTTTCCGTAAAACATAAGGAACAATTCCTTTAAATCTTTACTGGAAATATCAAATACAACACCATGCTCATGTGACCTCCGCTTTAAAGAACTTTTTAATGTTGAAATTTTTCTTAAAAGTTTCTTGTGTACTCTTTCCCAAAATGTTTTGTGTATTGGAAAAAGCACAAGCTTAAATCGTTCCTTTTCTATCATTCAGACATCATTTTATATTCAGCGAATTTTCGATTTGTTGACGCATCTATCATTGTCGTAGTTATCTTTAGGCCTTTTTGCCTAAGAGTATGGACAATTGCAGCCAGTCTAAATATGCCAAATCTATGTAAAGCCTCAATCGGTGTAATTGAATCTCCTCTTAGGAGTAGATTTTCAATATTTTCTTCTTGAGTCATATGCCTCTCATTTGTTCTAAACCTCATTAGTTGTCTACTCCAAGTTGTAAAGATATGCTTAACTTATAGAATCCGATACTAAATAGAACGAATCCTCCTCCTTCGTCATAAGATTGTTGAAAACCAAGTCTAATAAAAGTTAACAGGTTTATAAGGAATCCTCCTTTTACACCTATAACATTAAACCAATGGTTAAATTTTTCTTCACTCATGACCTTCTAACCCTCTTTACTTTCCTAATTTGAATTCCTTCCGGCATAGATTTACCAGCTCTATCTGCTGATATTGCTGCATTACGAGCTTTTACCCTATCAATACTCTCCTTTATTTCAACCTTTATAAAGTCTTTAGAAACAGTTGTTGTATCTACATCGACTGACCCATAAGTTTCATAAAGTTTATATCTTGCAATATCCGTTTCCCATACACCATCTGCATTACCAACTTCTTCTATTACCATAGGAAGTAAGAATTTATTTACAAAGTCTTTGAATTTTCCTATAGACCGTCTTCTCATCTTTAATCTTTCAATTTCTTCCTTTAAAGCATCAACTTCGGCATCAATAAGATGTTCTTTCCTTTTTACTTCTAGAACAACACTGTCAACCCGTTTAATTTTTATACGAACTTCTTTTTGTAGCTCAGTTTTTACTTCATCATATCTAGTAATATCATCTTTGTCTAAATGGTCTTTACTTTTTACAAGATATTCCATTCTATTTTCATTGTCAATATAGTCACCGACAATATCTCTTGTTGTTCGTTTAGCTAGCATTGGCATTTTGTCCTCCATTAGCTTTTTTTAATCGGAAAGATGGAGTCCATTCTAGATAATGGTCTTTAAATAAATCACCATCACTATTCTTGAATAGCTCCAATTTTTTAATGCTTTGTTTTGCATCCCCAGTGATTCCAAGAACTTTCCGGGATGCATTTTCTATGGCACCACTTCCTTTTCCTGCATACATGTCCATAATTTGTTCTCTTGAATAAGAACGGCTGATTTGAGAAATCTGGATTATTATTAAATCCATGTTAATAGCCATATTACTTAAATGATGAGAAATATATCTTATGGATTCATATTCTCCACGAATGTGTTTGGGTGGTTCAACAAGGTCAATGTAATCTATGATAACAAGTCTAGGGTCAGTTTTTCGTATCATTTCAGCTATTTGTTCTACGCTGGGACTAACAGTAGTCACATTAATATGATTTAGTTCAGTCTTATGAAATTGCCACAACTCTTTCCAGTATTTCATTATATCTTTTTTAGATTTGTCACTCAATATCTGAAGATGTCTCCGATGCATATACCATTCTGATAACTCAAGAGATAGGAACAGGGTTGGAATCTGTAATGTTGGGTCTATAATGTCATTTTTAACATCATATCCCAACGCTATATTTTGAGCCAGAGTAGTCTTTGAAGAACCTGTTGCTCCAAAAATTGTTACTAGTTCGCCCGGATATATATCACAATCTATATTCTCTGGTAATCCAAGTAGTTTAGTTAACTGAACAGTTCTTCCTGAAAAGTTAGTTTCCATTCTTTGTTCTAAAGACTTTTGTAAATCAACTGCTTGTAAAACATCAATAGTATAGTCTTTGTTTTTATAATAGACACACTTTGGATTACAATTAGCAGCCATGATAACATCATTACATTTGTATACATAGCCTCTGTTGTAAGTATCCTCTATCTTTTTTAGAACAAGCTGTTCATCTAAAGCTTTGTTATTCCAATGCAAGATTGCAGCTTTAGCAGCGTCTGATGTTAAACCAGACTTTCTATAGTGGGCTGCTAGCCTTAAAATAGTATTATTCCTAGAACCCTGTACCGGGCCAAGCTTATAGACAGTTTGCATACATGTAACATACTTTGAAGGTTCAGTTACACTTGCTAAAGTTCTAATATCAGGAACGTCAGTTTTTATATACTCTTCGAGTTCACCCTCTCCACCTTTCTCTTCCCAATCAGGGCCTTTACCGTTTAACCAGCTTGTCTGAATCCTATTTTTAGCTATTTTATGAATATATTCTACATCTTTTCCAAAAAGCTCTTGTCTTTCAAGAGGGATTTTATATAAACCAGTTTTTTGATTAAGACTTGCATCGCATCTAAGCATCGCTGTTCTCATATAGACCGAGGGGTCGATATAATCGAACATTTTTCTCATTGTTTCTTTTACTATATAAGGAAGATTTCTATTTTTCTCAAAACCGAAAACATCATTATGAATCATTACATGATAACCGGTTCCACTAAAATATATACAATAATTACTCTCTTTAGCTCCGTATTCCTCTAATTCATAGATAAATCCTCTTGTTGTATCCAGAGTAAATTCATCCGTATTCTGTCCCTTGTCAATATCGACAGGAATCCAGTCTATTCCTCTTATCCCAAGAAAATCCTTGAGACTCCCCTTGATTTTTCTATAATCCATAGCGTCTTCATAATAAAGATAGGTGCTACGGTATACAGCTTGCTTTTCACCCTCATTGTAAATCAAATCGGGTAAAGTATCAAGGGGAATCAACAGCCCTCGTTTCCGAGGACTGCCGACTGCCACCTCAATATACACAGACTAGCCTATCAGAAGGGTACTGACGGATTCGTAGAGGAAGGGGTGTTCCCCTCTTGAGCAGTTTCGCCCGTGTATTCTTTTAGGATGTTTTTCTGCCGTAGGAAGGCTACATAGGACTTTAAGTCAGTTATCCCTTTGGTCGTATTCATAACGATTTTGGGACAAACTCTGGTGTATGCCTTTCCTTTGTCGGCAATCCATTCCTTATATACATATATATGATATGGATATGTTTCACTGTTTAATGCGTCGTCTTTTAGGTGGTTTTCGTTTAGATAATCGTCTATTTTTGGGATGATTATACCATCAGCATCTTCCCATTCACCCTTTACATTGGGACCACCCTTGAAACCAATAGCGTCGAATACATAATATATTCTATTTAACAAAGAGCAACTTTTAATGTTACCATTGTCTTCTCTATCATAGGTTCCTTTGAGAGAATAGTTTACTGGGTATTGGCTGACTGGTACTCTAAAAACAACATCTATAAAAATGTCTGCCCAATCGAATTCGTCCGAACGGTCAACATATTCAACTATTTGACCTTCCATGAAACCTCCGAATTGGCTTCCACTACTGTTAGATGTTGCACTCGGTCTAAACCTTGGCATTAGATTTCTCCTTTTCATAGGTTGAGATTTGTTCTTTAATTGACTCATAGCTAAGTTCTAATGTTTTCTGTGCAAGAGGTTTTAACCTACTGCCTACAGTTCTTTCATCATAAGCTTGAAAAGATATATAATATCCTTTGCTATCTTTATCTGCAGTACAATAACCAATTACATCAGCTTTTGCAGTAAGAGCATAGGCTAATCCTCTTGGCAAATCAGGAGAAAGTTGAATTTTACTATCCTGAATTTGAGTACTTTTAGAATGACTTATTAATATTAAGGCTGCTCCTTTACTTTTTAAGAAACTTTGAAATCTTTTAACAATATCAATATTCCTGCGTCTTGCTTTACCCCAGTCTGCACCCCATTGTCCCTCACCCATAGCATCAATATTTAATTCTTTTGTTACTTCCTTTTCAATCCATCCATTTACTTCGTCAATCGTATCAATTACTACGGTATCATACTTCAGTTTATCCCAATCATCGTGAAGCCACATAAAGATTTCTTGTAAAGAATAGACTTCCATTGGTTTCCCTTTGTTTTTACCTATTCTATGATAGAAACCA